ACGGTATCACTATAGCGGTATGGCACCCGAGTATCGTTCACCATACGGCGAACTTCAGTGACAACATCCTGCGGAGTCATTACGGCAGCCCTCTAGCAGCTTCAGCAGCCAGTTCCGGCATGGTGGTGTCCGGCTCAGAAGGAAGTTCCGTGGTCATATCGAGCGTGCTCTTACGCTTGATACGAGCCTTCTTAACTTCTTCTACAACCTCAGGCTTCACGAAGCGCTCGGGGAACGCTTGCTCCTCCGTAACTTCCTCGCACATAGGGTTAGCGGCAAGGATTTCATGCCACTCGTAGATGAAGCCATCTTTCTTGTTGCGAAGGTATCGCATGAACAATTATGCCTCTCGGATTGCTGCAGTAACTGTGACCGCATCACTCGTTCCACCGCTGATTGCGGGACGCAGGTATACAGCCGCAGTCTGGAACTCGAAATAGCCTGCTGACGTAGCACTGATCGTTGTACCACTGATGTCTTTCATATCGTAGTACGTAGTGCCGTCGTTAGACGCCTGCAGCTTAACAGTCGCACCACCAAAAGTGCCGCTAAACTGTACCGACCCACGGGCGGCTTTGTTCCCACCAACGGGCAACCCAACAAGGGTATCCACCGTAGCGATAGGAGTCCAAAGAAGTTGGTGTGCAGTGAGTCCGCGTGCGGACACAGTGACAAAAGTAGGCGCAATAGTCGCCATAGGTGTTCTCCGTGAAGGTCAGGGGGCCGAAGCCCCCATCCCATTAGGACGCCATGATGATCCAGTTCGTGCCGTTGCTAACCAGCATAGCCCAAACACCCGCAGTTCCAGCGAGAATCGCCGTACCGGGGGTAGCCGAGTTAGCAGGTTGGACGTTGGACGAAGCAGATACAACAGTCTGGGCAGCAATGGTCTTGATAACAAGAACCCGGCCTACGTTAGACGCAGGTGCCGGAAGCGTTACCGTAATCGACCCAGCACCGTTACAGACGATGTGGCTCTCGGTCGCAGCGACCGTGAAGCTAGCCGTCTTAGTAACTGGCGAGTTGCCGCTAACCGTCACCCTGTTAGCGTTAATCACGCCACTGTTGATGGTTACGTTATCAAGCGCAATACCAGTGTAAAGGCCCATAGAAAGTCTCCAAAAAAGCGGGGGCTTTCGCCCCCACTATTTACAGGTTGGCGTTGATGTTCAGAACCAGCGCCGTTACGACAAGAACCGCGTTAGTCGGAGCCGCCGTGTTGATGAGAACATCCAGCGTGTCCGCTGCGGTGAACACAGTGGGGTTCGCCAAGTTGGTTGCAGTGAAGCCAGTTGCGTTGGATGCTGCGGTAGCAGCATACGCCGCCGTTGCGCCACCATAACCGAGGCTGAACGTAGCGGTGGTGTTGACCGTCTCTGCAGACGTAACGTGTACACCAGCGGAAATCACAATGCTGCCAGCGGGCAGCGGCAGGACTTCCATAACGTCAGAAGCAGCCAGAGCGGTGGCACCAGCAGCAGCGCGAGCAGCAACGATCTTGGCGAAGTCGAGCCTCACCTGATAGCGCGTTACGGGCTGCGGCTCATATACGTGAGCAGCGGTGCCTTTGATAAAACCAAGCGTGTCGGTGTAAGTAGCCATTGTTCAGAGTCTCCCTGAAACGAGTGTTGGGGGGCTATTCGCCCCCCCCAGTGGATTAGAAGCTGATGACGGCTTGAGTCAGGGCTTCGGGCTTGACAACCTTGTAGCCGTACACCTGAAGACCACGGATGATGTTTCCGAAGGTTACTTCAGAGCGCAGCGTCTCCATGTTCGTCATCTGCGAGGCGAACGTGAAGCCCATCTTGTGTCCAGCGATCAGGCTGTACTTACCAGACGAGACGTTCAGGTTGTGGCTCACATATACCGTGAAGCGGTCGATCATACCGAGGCGACCGTTACGGACGATGGAGGTGGCGTCGCCTACCAGCGAAGCGTCCTTCAGTTCCGACTTCTTGATGAGACCAGCCATCTTTGCAGGGATGACGATGTAGCGCCCCTGCTCAGGGGCGTTTGCCTCATCTAGAACGGTGCCCATGTCAACGATCAGGTCAACAACCGGGGTGGTGCCGCCAGCGCCGTCCTTGGTGACGGTGAGGGGCGAGCCGGTGGTGCCGAGGTTGAACGAGGCCGAGATACGGCCAGCCGATGCACCCTTGTTGGCAGCCGCGATATCGGGCAGAAGATCGGTCAGAACGCGGGTGTCGATCTTGATCTTCATACGCTCGGAAGCGTCCTTCGACCAAGTATCCATCAGCGCGATATCCGACTGTACTTTGTCGATATCATCTTCGATACAGGCGAAGTACTCGCCCTTGTCGATGAGAAGCTGCAGCTTCGGCTTGTCGGGATTCTCTACGGTCAGAGCTTGGCCCTTCACGTAGTCACGGATGGTGATCTCAGGGGTGGTACGGATGTTAACCGTGTCACCGAACTGACGAATCTCACCTTCGTAGTCAGTGTTGGAGATTGCAGCGAGAACCGTCGCGTCGTAGAAGTTCTCGATGAGTTTGCCAGACCAAATCTCGGGGATGAAGTTACCCGAATAGGCGGCGGAACCGGGGGAAGTGGGGTATGCCATGTCAAAACACCTCTAATCAAGCATTGAGTTGGATGCGATTCTCTCGTTGTGCCGAGAAAATATCGCGTTCGATACGGTCGCGCTCCGGTTCCCGACCTTTGTACTTACCAGTGCGGACATCCTCGAAAAATTTCCTGATGTCTTCTGGGGTATAGGTCTTGCTCTTGCTGGATTGCGGGGCTGCGGCAGAACGTGATTTGCCGGGTGATACCTGCTTTTCCAACTCAGAGCTAACCGAAACTCGACCTGTGGATTGAGCAACAGCGGCTTGTCCAGTCATCTCAAGCCAAGTGCGGAAGAAGTTAGCTACCCTGCCCGCGTCCAAAGAACGCTGGGCGTCATCAAGGTACGTCTGACGGGCAATGCCGGTGAGGGGGTCGATATCCAACAGCCAAGACTGGAAGTCCTGATTGTCGTTTACGTCCCGCCAGTTGGGCACATACGCCGTCAACTCGCTCCAGAACTGTTGTTCAGCCGACACAGCCTGTTGTTTTGCTACAGCTTGAACCTGCGGCACCACGCTAGTCTGCATCTGCTGCAGCATCTGTTCGATCTTGCCAAGGCGTTGGGCTACGGGAATAAGTTCCTCGCGGCTAACCTTGCGCATGATGTCAATCGACTCACCGTACTCCTCTTGATCCTGCTGCGTAACGAGTGTTTCGCGTACTACAGGTTGTTCGGAGGCGGATCTCTGAGCCGAGAGAGATGCAAGCAACTGCTCCATCTGCTGTACTCGCTGCTGCATCTCCTTGTTCTGCGAATGCAGACGGGGGACTTCAGCGTTGTACATACCTTGAAGAGTCCTGTATTTCTGCAGGATAGTCTCTTCCGATACTCTTTCGTCAGCGGGCTTATGCTCACTCGCCACTGACGGACCAGCAGTCTGCGCATCAGAACTCTCGTCGGCTTGCATAGACTCAGCAGAAGATCCAGCGTCGGCTTGCGCCTCGCCACCCTCTTCTGAGTTGAGTTGCTTGTACAACTCTTGTACAGCCTCGGTCTGCTTACGAATCTGCTCTGGAAGTGCCACGTTGTACGCTCCTATCGGTATGCGTGATTAGACGGCGAGTTCATAACTTTGCCGCCAAGGAAGGGGCATCTTTGGCAAACTTGTAAAGTTCACCCAGTACCTGACAGCGCCCCTGAAAGACTGTCGGGTTTACTATCGCGTGAGGAAGCTGCTCAAGTTCGTGCATCCGCCAATTCGTTACCCACTCCAAGAATTCGGGGTGCGTACGAACGATGGCTGCCATCGTCTTGATAAGGCTTGGCTCAGGCTTAATCATGCAGCCTGCCCGCTACTGCGATTCTGCACTGTGTTGGCTTCCATCCCACCTTTGGGAGCGCCGTCAGGGCCGGTAGGCGTAGCCGATTCTGGGTTCTGCGATTGCTGCATAGCAGCCGCAGACGCCATATTGGCCTGCATACGAGCCTGATAATCAGCCTTCTCCCGAGATGGAACGATGTCATCCACAGGCATCTGCAATCCTTTAGCCACTTCCCGAAGGATCGCCGCACGGCCATCCTTCCCAATAATCTCAACGTCAATGGGGTTAGCCGTGGCGTTGAGGAATTCGATTCTACGGACGTTCACAGTCTCCTTGACTGCAAGGTTGATCGCACCTTTGGCAAGTATCTCGACATCGCCCTTAATGCTCTCATCCTCGTCGTAGCGCATATTATACACAAACTGTCTGTGTACAACAGGTTTTACAACGTCGGTATCGATGTGCATAACAACTTGGCGAATCCCCTTGCCTGCCGCACCCATAAGCATCGACAAGCCAGAGGACGTACGTCCAGCGCCCTGTACGTTCAGGTCGCCGTATACATACGCAGGAATGCCTGAGTGGTCATCCGCGAGACGACTGAACTTCTCGTATACCGCCATAAGCTCGTTGGCCCGCGTATCGGGCTGAGTGAAGCGTACAGCGGGGGCGCTGGACCCGACAGGATCATTCACTGTCTGCCAGATTTTCCAAGGAGTAAGTTGAGTGATGTCTTCGTTGGGCGGTAACCGCTCCAGATTCACTTCTACCTGAGGACCGGAGGAGATCCCCATGTTGTTCACAAGCGCACGTGCTGCAGCGTTACACACGCTCTGCAGGTCTTCGATGATCTTGGGAATGCCTTTGCCCCAGAACGCACCGGGGCACTTGATGAACGAGGTCTTGCAGTAAGGCTTCTGGCCCAGCGGATCGTAGTTGAGCACTGCCTTGATAACGTAGTTACCAACTACCCAGACGTTCGCGTCGTACTCACGCGCCTCATCAGGAACGTCTTCTTTGGACATGCCCCACTCAACGAGCATCTTGCCGCTGATCTTGCCCCAGAACTCAAGCGCGTCGAACTCTTCAGTCGGACGCATGTAGGAGTAGAACTTGCGCTCCTGCTCGTTCTTGGAAAGCTCGATGTCCTCAGAGATCCACGACTGACCGTTACCGATCTCAAGGACTTTGCGGATAGCGTCCTCGTCGTAGCCCGGCACACCGATCAGATCCGACAACTCCATACGCGACAGGCGGTGATGCTCGAAAAGATACCCCTCGTGGACGTGGGTAATGCCCGGCTCAGGGTAGATGCGGAAGGGATCAACCCGCTCAAACTCCGGTGCAAGCCGCTCAATCGGCTCGACCATAGTCTGCCCGGCCTCGTTGACTTTCCACCCCAGCGCACGCTGACGGCGAACTATCGGCCCCTTGAGAACTGCTACGGGGTAGGTAACGAGATCCGTGATGAAGTCATTAAACGCATCACCCCAGCCGCCCTGAGCGAACTGGTCCTGAATCTTGAGACTCATCTTGTCTGCGCGGTTCTGCGCACCCTGCAGGATCTTGAAGCGGTAGTCCTGCGCGATCATCTCACGCAGCGTCTCCATCTCTCCCTTAGACGGCGCAGCCCCGGTTTGCTGGACGATATCCAGCACACGCTCAGCAAACGCCCCCTGAATCTCCTGAGTCTGCACAGGAGAGAGATCCGGTATGGGGGTAGCGGCCAAGTCCCACGGAGGGGCACCAGAGTCCAGCAGGATGTCTCGCAGCCAACTCTCGGCAGCCCGACACTTGACCTCGGTGATCATCATGTAGAGTTCAGATCCGCCCTGATCGCGGATCTGCTTGAGCTTGTCAGCCTCGTACTCGCCGTTGCGCTGGCGCATGGCGCGGAGCATCTCGTACTCAAGCGGACGCTTGGCAATCTGCGCGGCGTCCCAACACTCACGAAGATGTCCAACAATCCCAAGGATTACGGGCTGGTTCTGACGATCCTGCAATGCGCGGTCAGTAGCTTCCTGCTCCTGCTTGGCAAGATCAGCGTTGTTAACTACGCGAAGGAACGTCAGTCCAGCCATAACTACCTCACTGCTGCCCTTCGCGGCGGCTTCTCTCGTAGTTCGCAGCACCGCGATCCATGTTCCGGTTCATCTCGTCGTACCTGCGTTCACGTGCAGCTTGCTCTGCAGCCTGCTGGCGATCATACGCATCCAGAGCTTTGCGCTCTGCAGGAGTGAAGTTGTCGGGCATGGGAGTGGCAGAGTTCTGGATGATGTCGCGCTTACGCATCGCTGACGCAAGCTCAGGACTAGGCCCGCGAGTAGAACCTGCGGGCACGGTAACCATGCCGCCGTCCTTGTATTTCGGGATCATTTTCCCACCTCCCCCGCCGCCACAGTTACCAGCCATACCGGCCTCCAAATGTAAAGTCTGGACTGAACATAGCAAAAAAATGCCCCCGGAGCAAGCTCAACGGGGGCGAACGTCCCTTGCGGAGGTGACATCACTGCTAAGGAGGCACAGTGACGGTGCCACAGTATCAAGTCCACCCGCCTGCCGCAACCTTTTTAACCTCTCTGCGCAGCGCCATATGGCCCTCGCCACCGCCGGATATATGTAGCATAAGATATTGCAGAGCCTCTGCAACGTGCGAGTGACGATTTTTGTCAATAACTGCATCCCCTCGGGGTTTGTAGCGGTAGCCCCCCATCATGGCAGCCTTAAGCTGAGTGCAGCCGGGGTCCATCACGAACCCCGGATCACCGTCAACTTGACGCATGAGGAACTCATCGACCGCGTTGATGCGTGCCGACACGTTGTTAGTCTTGGCCGCTATGACCTTAAGCCCCTCGGCTTTAATGATGTCGATGGCACTGCGCTCATCAGTCTGCGCTCTCTGCGTCCCCGCCGGGTCAGTGACCACAAGGATGGGCGCTCCCGAGAATCTTTCATAGAGCAAGGGCTTAAGTATCGTGCGTGTAAAGCGCTGGATGCCCATGTCGAAGCTGACAGCCTCGGCAAGTATGAGCGCCCGACC